GCAGCCGCGATGTCCACGGCCATGGCGGCGGGGGACTGCTCGGTGACCCGGCCGCCGGAGAAGACACCGTAGCCGGCAACCTCTTTGATGCCGTCTGCGATTTCCGTGTGGGCGTCGTCGATGCCCTGGTCCATATTCCGCAGTTTGGTCTCGTTGATAACCTGACCGGTTGCCCAGCCCTGCTGCGTATAGTCGCTCATGCCTTCACCCTCTCTACCCCAGCAAAAGGTCGTGGCTATACGTCAGGGCCTTGGTGTTGTCCTTGACCACCCCGGTGTGCGTGGCCCGGGCCACCAGCGTCCCGGAATCGGCCGTATCGGTGGCCCCGTTGGCGAACGGCCCGCCCTCGGCGAGCGTGTTGCCGTTGCCCTGGCCGGTGCTCAGGAATAGCTGCACGGTCAGCTTCTGCGCATCCTTGATGGTGTTGGTCGGTGCCGCCCGGAAGACCTCGGCACCGAGCTGGGTGTCCGTGCGTGCGGCTGCCGTGGCGCTGGTGCCCACGGCGTACCGCTGGATGCCGGCCAGGCTGGCGTCGTTGTTGAGGAAGTCCCGGATGAGGTTCCGGCCGGCGTTGACGCAGGTGTTGGGTTGCCGGAGCACGTCGTCGACGGTGAACCCGGCGGCCAAGGCCTGCGCGATGATGCCCAGCCCCGCACGCGGCGAGGGCACCCACACCGCTCCCGGGCGGGGTGCCCTCAGCACGTAAAGATCGAGCCGGCCCATGATGGCGATGTCGGAACCTAGCTTCGGCACCTATCCCACCTCGCAGAACCCAACCTTGTCGGTGCCCACCACAGCCCGGGGGTCGTTGTCCTCGGTCACGGTCAGGGAATCAGTCAGGTCGCTGCGCAGGTCGCTCATCAGGCCGACGATGGGATTCAGCGCCTCGTTCGAGTCTGACAGGTCAATCTCCCCGGCCACCAGCCCCTTGAGGATGTGCACCAGGTCCTTGCGGTGGGCCATCAGTCAATCACCTCAAACATGACGGTGGTGAGCCACTGGTCGAGCTGCCCGGCGTAGCGCGCATTGGTGGCGGTCACCACCCCGGTCTTGCCGGTCAGGCCGCGGTTGGTCAGGTTGATGTCGAAGGTCTGGCCGGCACGCCACCCGGTAGTGAGGCTCTTGAACTCACCGCCGATGGGCAGGCCCTGGACGGCCAGCTTGCCGGCCAGTACGGCCTCGGCGTCGGACTCGATGGTGGGATCCGAGACCAGCTTTTGCCGGACGCCCCAGCCCTCGTCGTCCCGTAGCCGGTAGTCGGTGTAGGGGAAGCGGACACCCGTCTCCCGCTTGCCGTAAATCACGATGGTGTCCGTGCTGGTCAGGACGGTTTCGCCGTCGTCCTGCACCACATAGCCGCCCTCGTAGTCGTGATACCACTGCACGCCGGTGTCCACGTCCCGGAACCCCACGGTGTGCTCGGCGCCGTTGACCCAGACTTCGAGGTTGCGAGCAAGTTGGTTGAAGGCGAAGAGGCGGCGCTCCCCATCGCCCTTGGTGCGCAGCAGCTCCTCCCGTTCGCCGAGCTTCACCGCCCCGCGCACCACGGCCTCCGTGACGATCTGGCTGAGGGGACCGCGCCGGATGACCAGGTCGAGCCAGCTACCGCCGTCCTCCAGGTTTGCCGGGGCGGCCCGGCTCCCAGGAAGATAGAACTTGAGGTCTTTATCGGGACCGATGTACCACTCGTAGCCCGTACGCCGGTACAGCTTTTCGAAGACCAGGCTGGGCTTAATGTAGTTGGCCCGGAAGGACTTCAGGGTGGGACCCGTCTCCACCCCGTTCGTCGTGAATCCGCTGGTGTAGTTGCTGATCACGTCGCCGACGATGGTGGCCAGCGTGGCGTCGGCCCACTGCTCCACCACCAGCTTGCGGTCGAGTTCGACAACGTAGCCGATCAGCTCCACGTCGTAGGCGAACACCCCGGTATTCATGGCCGTCTGGAGAACGCTGTTGATGTAGCCGCCCCAGATGGTCTCGGCCGCATCGGTTACGATGGTGACCTCCTGCCCTACCGTGGGGGTGACGGCGTTGGCGGGGTCCACGAACCGGAACTTGCCGGAGTCCCCTTCCTGAGTGACCGCCGTATTGAGCAGGACCGACGGCAACTGCACGTAGGCGGTGCGGTCGGTGCCGGCGATGTTGAAGGTCAGGCGGTGGGCCAAAAGCGGTCACCCCCCACGTAGGTATCACCGGGCAGTTGTTGAATAATTAGCTTACTTTGAGCGAGGGGGTTTGCTCCCATGAAGTTCTGCGTCCACTGCCAACGGAATGTCCAGGCACGACCTCCGTCAGGCCCGGTAAGTCTGATGGTGACGGTCCTCTTCTGCGCGTCTGTGGCCGCCATGCTTGGTTGGGCGGTAGTTCCGCTGGGGGTATTGCTTGGCCTGCTGGCCTATGGCGTCGTAATAGCGGTTGCCAACCCGATTTGCCCCATTTGCCGCGCCAAAGAACTGGAATCCGCACGAGGCATGCAAGAATCAGCCTAGAGGTTGACCATCCGCTCCAGTCGCTCGACGATGCCGGCGCCGATCTCGTTACCGATGGCGCGGCCCTCTGAGGGTGAACCTACACCGGACACGTAGATGGGGCCCAGGCTGATCGAGGCTCCCGCCGTGCGCGGAACGTGTTTGAAGGCCATCTGGAACGGGTCATTCGGCAGTACCTGGCCGCCTTTAGGGAGTACGCTGATTTCCGGCTCCTTTTCGCGCGTGATGCTGAGCACACTGGCGAGGGCCCTGCCGCCAGGTGGACCCCCTTGCCGCAACCCTTGCTTGAACGCCATCTGGTAGAGGTCGTTGGGCAGGACCTGCGCCCCTCTCGGGAGCGGGATCAGTTCCGGACCCCGCTCACCGACCAGCGCCAGCGTATCCGCGAGTGTGCGACCGCCATGGGCAAAGGGATAAACACCAAACGGCTCCGGCCCGGGCGGGGCACCTCCGCCCCCTCCGCCTGGCGGTTCGGGCGGGACGGGCGGACCATGGAACTCCCCGGTGTCTCGGGGGTCCTCAGGGGGTACAGGTGGCCCGTGGAATTCCCCGGTATCCATGGGGTCAGATGAGGTGTTGGGAAAGCCTTCTGCGTCCCCGACCGACGCGTTATCCGGCAAGCTTGCGAACGCGCTCCTAACCCAGTCCAGAAACGCCTGGATCTTGGCACGCGCACCGCTGGCAATGGCGTCACCCATCCGGCCGCCGGCGGCCGTGAGCCCCTCGGTGTCGGCCACGGACATGGCGCCCGGCACGTCGCTCTCAACCCATTGCTGGAACCGCTTTGCGCCTTCGGCCAGGCCGGTATTGGTTGCGCGCTGGACACCGTTCATCACCTGGTGGCCAGCGGTACCGCCGGCATCTGACAAGGCCTCGGGGCGGAGGAACATGAGCCAGTTGTCGGGCAGTGAGCTCGCCTGCTGCTTGATGCGCTGCAGTTCGGCCTCGGCCCAGCCATCCATGAGGTCTTGGCTTGCCTGACCGCCGGCGCCCTTGAGTTGTTCGGTCTGCAAAAACAGCAGCCAGTTATCCGGAGCGGACAGAGCTTCCTGCCGGAGCTTTGCCAGCATCACTGCGTGCCATCCATCCATCACGTGGCCCGCCGCTACGCCGCCCGCTGCTTCCATACCAGGAAAACCCTCTGTGGCCCCCACCGACATGGCCCCTGGAACCGTCTTACTAAAGAATTCCTTAATCTGGGGCGATAGCACCCTGAACGCGCCCAGAAAGCCGTCTGTTGCGAAGGCACCGATCAATCTGCCCGAACGGCGCAGGTCCTCCTCGTCAACCCCAACCAGAGCGCGGGCCAGAGCAGAAGTGACCTGGGGTGACAGTTCTTCAAAAATGCCCAGGAAGCCGTCCATGACGAACGCGGCGATCACTCTGCCCGATCGACGCAGCGCTTCCTGGTCGGCGGCGTTGACGAGGTCTGTGGGCATGGCGTCGAGTTCGGCCTTGAGCTTCTCCAGGAAACCGCCAAGGATAGGCAGTTGCTGGTTGCCGATGCCGATTTTGATCTCCTCTGCAAGGGAGCCGATCTCACGGCGCAGGTGATTGAAGGTTTCCTTCTGCTTCTGGAACGCCGTGTCGGTGGCACCGGCACTTTCCTCCAGGGCCCGGAGATCAGACTCAAACCGATTGCTCTGCTGACCGCCGAGCGCCAAGGCCACCTGCAGGCCGGTGATGTCGCCAAACAGGTTGCTGATCACCTCGGTGTTGCCCTTCGCCGCCTGGTTGATTTCGCGCAGAAACTTGGCCAGCCCCTTGCTGCGCAGGGCCGTGACGTCAAACTCTACGCCGAGGGCGTGGGCGGTCTTCCGGGCCTGCTCGCTCGGGCGTATCACGTTGGACAGCATCGAACGGAGGCCTTCGAAGGCCTGGTTCGGTCGGATGCCTGAGGCCGTCAGAGTGCTCACGGCCGCCAGCATCTCCTCGAACGGCATGTCGACCGCAGCAAACGTCGGAGCTGCCTGGCCCATAAACTGGCTGAGATCCCGGAAGACAACCTTGCCGCGTTCTACGGTCTTGAACATTGCATCCGCCACGCGGCCGGCGTCGCTGGCCTTGAGCCCGAACGCGTTGATGACCGATGTAATGCCGTCGACGGCGGTTTCGGTGTCAGTCACGCCGGCGATACCGGCTTTGGTAGCCACGCGCAGGACCTCGATCGCCTCGGCCGCATCGGTGATGCCGGCGCTGAGGATCTGATACAGGCCGCCGGCCTGCTCCACTGCCGGCTTGCCGAACTCCTTGCTGGTGTCCAGAACGGCCTGCCGCAGTTCGTCCATGTTAACCTTGGATGTGTCAAGGATCGTGGAAACCTCGGCCATCTTCTCCTCGAAGTCCGCCGCTGGCTGTGTGACGGCCCGAAAAGCCGCGCCGATTCCGGCAAGGCCGGCGCCCAATCCGACCCCCGTGAGCAAGTCCCTGGGTGACAGCAGGGACTTCATCCGACTGGCGAAGGCATCGGCTTCAGCCTGGGCCCCTCGGTACCCCCGGCTGAAGTTCTGCCGGAGCTTGACGCCGGTCTCGCCGCTCTGCTGCTCCAACTCCTTCAGGGCCTTTTTCACTTGCGCGGTATCGCCCTCAATAACCACCCGGGCCCGCATCCGTCGCTCAGGCACCCTCGCTCACCTCCTCAGCCGTGCCAGCCAGGCCGGTGGCCGCTGCGTGCGGCGCCAGCGCTCGCCGTGGTGTTCCCACTCCCGCCGGGCAGCCCCGGCGCCGCGGAAGTAGTTGATCTCGCGCCGCTGTTTCTCGACCGCCGCCGGGGCCCGCTGCAGGGCCAGGAGCCGGGGATAGGGCATCTCCAGGACCGCCTCGGCGGTGTAAGCCGGATAGTGCTGGGTGAATGCGTAGATAGCGGCGGCCAGGCTCACTGGCCCGCCGCCGCCCCCGCTTCCCCCTCGCCGTCACCGGTGTCACCCCGCCAGGCCGCAAACAGCCGAGCGTAAATGTCGATTAGCCGCAGGGCCGGGATTTTGACCTGCCGGGCGATCCGCCGGCGGCGCCACCAGCGCACCAGGCCCCAGCCGGTGGCGGCCTGGTCTGCCACCAGGTCGCGCAGCCGCCGTTCCAGGGCAATCAGCGCCCTCCCGTCTCCCTTGACGGCGCGGGCCCAGATGCGCTGCGTCTCCAGCACCCAACGGACAGAGACGGCGGCCGGGACTTCCCACTCCCGGCCGCCGAGACGTATGGCAATGGATTCGGGCAGGATCTGGTCCAGGTCGATAATACTCACGTTGTCACCTGCTTACACGTAGGCGGCGCTGTCGCCGTTGATGACCTCGATGTCGAACAGGTTGTCGGCGGCGCCCTTCTTGGCGTGGCCCGTGAACCGGTAGGCCGCCAGGTCGTCGGTGTTGTTGATCTCGACCGGGCCGGCGGTGTAGACCACGTTCTTGAGGTCCAGGGTCAGCTTGCGTTTGCTGGTGCCAGCCGCACCGTTGTCGGCCACAACCTTGAAGCTGCCGGTGTCCATGGACTCAGCCGCCGCGCTGCCGCCGCCGAGATAGGTGGCCTTGTAGGGGTCTCCGGTCTCGAACAACAGTTCAAACTCAAACTCGACGTGCCGGGACAGCAGCACCAGGTCTCGGCGGGTGATGCTGTTGGTGAACAGGTCCTCGGACCACGCGTTCTGGAACGTGATCCGGAACCGGCGGATCATGGTCGATGCGCTGCCGTCCTTGGTGAAGACAGCGTCGAAGTACAGCCAGGGGTCGTCGGTCTCATAGGTGTCCGTGGCGGCGGTCACGCTGGCATCCTCGGAGATGCCGACGTACTCACAGGTGAACCGCAGCGGCATCCCCTGTTCGCCCTCGATAGTGAGGGTCTTGATCCGGCAGTCCACGAACCGGTTCTGCAGCTGGCCGGCAATGCTGCGCTCGATGGAGGCCCAGGGCATGGAGCCGGCGGCCGCCGGGGTGATGGTGTGGGTATAGGGACCGATACCGGCGACGGAATCGGCGCCGGCCATCAGGGCCAGCAGCAGACCGCCGCCGCTCGGACGCAGCAGGCCGGCGAAGCTGCCGCTGGGGTCATGCCGCTCCTTCAGGGTCACGCCCGGATTGACGGAGTCGCCGCCCTCCCGGTACAGCGTGAACGCCTGCTTGGCGGACATGTCCGTCTCCCCGTCCCACTTGAAGAACGTGGCGGGGGCGACGCCTGTCCCCTTGCTCGCCTGCTTGGCGATTCCGATATAGCCCTCGCGGGCGGAGAAATTAGACATCGTTTACCGTGCCCTCCTTCGCCGTCTTGGGCTTCGCTGTGGGCTTCGCTGTCGTGACCTTGCGGACCAACCCCGCCTGCTCCCAGGCGTCTGCCTGCTCGGGCGGCAGGTCGAACGTGTCCCCCTTGCCCACCCGCTTGTTCTGGGAGGGTACATCACGGGGCGTGTCCTGTAACCACTCGACCTGCACCATGTCAGCCAACATCGTCACCCTCCCATCAGGTTTCGAGCCACCGGGCCCGGAAGGTCAGCTCGCACACTCCGCGCTTGAGGTCGGGGTCATACCGCTGCGTCCAGCTCTCGACCAGCGAATCTATGACCAGCGGGCCGTCGCCCGCGTCTGTGTTCAACTTTGGTTTCACCCGCAGAGCGTCAATGGCAGCCTCGACCCGGGCGTCCATGTCTGTCTGCAGGTCGACCTCGCCGTTCGGCCCGGGCTTAATCGGCACGTAGATTCGGATCAGTATCCGCACCGTCCGGAACAGGTCGTCACCGGGCTCAAAGGACTGGTTGCCCCCATCGGTCCACATCTCCACGTAGGGGCTGGTGGTGTTCTCGGCCCGGTACCGCTCCTCGGTGTAGATGCTGCCGAACCCGCTGGCGGCGGTGAGAATGGTCTTGATGCGCGACTTGACAGTTGCGATGCTCACCCGCGGCATCTACTGACCACCCCCGCCGAAAATCCGGTTGACAACCCGCTTGCCGGCGGCCTCCAGCTGCTTCTCCAGAAAGGGCACATTCCGCTCATAGGCCGTCTCCAGGTACCGCCGCGGCCGGATGCGCACCACCGGGACCAGCGTCCAGCGCAGGTTGGGGTTGCTCTTGTGCAAGATGACAGCCCGGGCGGTGCCTTGGGGCGCCAGGAACAGCCCAGGGACTCCCCTCAGCCCCCGGTTGGCTTTCAACCCCCGCTGCAGACGGGCGGCCTCGTCCGTCTGCGGGATGGCCAAGCTCTTTGACCCGGTCCTGCTCCCCATCGGGAGGATCGTCACACCTTCCTCCAGCCACCCGGCCCGATAGTCGGTGCTGCCCACGATGCCCTGCAGGTTCCGGACCTCGCTGCTGGCCTTCTGGGCGATACTGGCTGGAGCTCGGGATTCATAGTCTTCCTGCACGCGCTGTACGGTCTCCCGCAGGGCGGTCGTCAGCTCTGCGCTGATGATGTGCGGCGCTGCAGCCAGGCCGCGGCGGAGCACGGCCGGCATCACGAACTTGGCCTTAAATTTCATAGCGTCACGACCGCCCGCCGGTACGGCTCCAGATAATCCAGTGCCGCCCGGGGCCAGGCGGCGGTGTTGCGGATGAACGTACCGGCCTCGGTGAACTGGGTGCCAAAGGTCTGGCTGCCGATGTCGGCAGCCCACTTGCACAGAATGATAGCGGCCTGCCAGATGTCCTCGGTGCCGGCGTCGTAACTGATGCTGCCCAGGGCCTGGTCGGCGGACGTCCGGACCGTGCTGCCGGACACATACTGCCAGGCGCGGCCGGCGGTGTAGATCACCTTGATGATGCGCCGCCCGGACTTCCAATACCGGCCATGGCGCTCCAACTGCCCGATCTCGGGGATCAGGAAGAAGTCTGGAGTGCCACCGCCGGCCTTCTCATCGCTGCCGTCGGCCGCCCGGGCGAGCGCGGTGCCGTCCTCGTGGACCGTGAACGGGTAATTGACTTCATCGCCGAGGTAGATCGGTGTGTTGCCCACGAAAATAGACCGGCCGTCGCCGTCATGGTACTCCGTCACCTGCTGACGGATCACGTTGGTATTGAGGTAATTGCGAATGCCCGCACTGACGCCGTTGATGACCCGCCTTAAATGATCCGCCTGGTCGTTGGACAGGTTGGCGTAGGTCAGGTTGAGCGCGGTCGCCAGCTCGGTGTCCAGCAACAGCGCATGCAGCGACGGGTTTACCGTTGGCGTGGGCACCCGCGCTCACCTCCTGCTACTGAATCTCCTGCACGGCCACGGCCTTGTCACCGGTGCCGCCGTGAATACCGTTGATGGCCTGGTAGCTGCCGGGCAGCCCGCCGGGGGTACCAAACTCCACGCGGTCGCCGGACGGCAGGCGGATACCCTTGCCCACCTCGGCGGTGGCTCCAACGGCCAGGTAGATAACCGTGTCCGAGTCGTTGCTGATGACGGCGGCCACCCGGGAATTGTTGGCGGCCAGGATCTGCGTCGAGGTGGTGCCCACGTTGACGGTGGTCGGGGCCTGGTATGCGAAACCACCCATGGCCTACCGCCTCCCCCCGCGCCGCGCCGTGGCGGTTGCCGCCTGCTGCTGCTGGCCGTAGACGTTGCCACGCCACCGCTCCGACGGCGACGGCTCGCCGCAGGACTGGCAGACCAGTTTGCCGTCGCGGAGGACGTAGGCGCGGCAATTGTTGCACTTAGTCATGGCGTCCTCCTTAGCTGATGTCCACCACATGATACCAGAGGTAGACGTCCATCGTCCCGTCGCCGCCCGCGAAGGCAGCGGTGGCGTTGGTGATCTCGGCCCTCTTGTTCGCGGTGACGGTCAGGGCGCCGGCCCCGTCAATCTTCCGGATGGCGTCGCTGGCCCCGGTGATGACGGTCGCCGGCAGGGTCGCGGCGAGCAGGTTGTCGTTGGCGTCAGCGTACTCGATGCTCACCGCGCCGCCGCCGGTAAAGGCCGTCGCCCCGGCCTTGAAGTGGAACAGCGCCTTCTCGACGACGATCGCCTTGTTCGCGCCCGGCGCGGCGATCAGCTCGACCGGGGCCCCGTTCATGGCGATGATGTTGGCTGCGGTGAGCGAGACCTTCTTGAGGATGGTGCGCGGGTAGCCGTGCTCGTGCTCTTTCCCAGTGAACGGAATGACTCCCATCGGCGTGCCCCTTTCCAGTGGTCGGGGGGGCCGGTTGCCCGGCCCCCGCCGTCAGAGTGTTTGCGTCATTACGCGGCCAGGTTCACGGTCCCGAACGCCTTGGGCCGCAGGTGGACCACGGAGGCGTAGATGACGGCACGGACCGCCAGCGTCAGGCGGGTGAAGTGCCGCCGGTGGCTGTTGGTCACGCTGACCTCCATGGTGGAGCCCATATACAGCCGGCTGAACCGTCCGTAGGCACCGGCCGTGATGGTGTTGGCGGCCTGGGCAGTGGTCTGTGCGATCTGGACGCCCCACAGCCGCTCCGGGCCGGCGTCGGCCGGGTTGCCCAGGATATAGAGGCCGTCGGCCGTCCGGGTCAGGCGCACGGTCTGCCAGTCCGACGGGCGAATGAACGCCACGTCCGGCTCGGCAAAGCCGTCGTCGCGGATCTGCCGGAAGAGCTTGTACACCGCGTCGAAGATGGGGTCGGCGCCGAGGTTCTGGTTCTGGGTGCCGGTGACGTTGTTGGTCCCCAGCAGGTTGGGCGACGTACCGTTACCCTGCAAAGCCTGCAGGTCCAGCCGCTCCAGGACCAACTGGGGCAGTTCCTCGTTGATTTCCGCCTCCGCCTCCGGCTGGAACTTGAGCTGTTGTTCGGTGACGGGCATCCAGGTGCCGACGGCCTCCACGTTCTGGCTGCGCTCGGTGTAGGCCAGAGCGGATTCGCCCAGGATGTCCGTATCAGCGTCGGCAGTGGCCTCGGCGAATTCCGCAGCGTTGTTGGTCCGGGTGGTCTGCTCCAGGTACTTGATGGCAGCCTGGTCGGTGGTCCGCTGTGGGATGAAGGTCGTCACGAACGGCGCCGGCCGCACCGGCATGCGCTGGAGCAGTTCGGGAATCCGAATGCTCTCGGTGGCGATGCCAGCGCCGGTGTGGAAGACGCTATTCAGAAACGCCCGCGTCGGAATCCGGCAGACCATGTCGTGGATGCCCTGCTCCCGGTAGCGCTGGTAGGCATCGGACGCCACGAAGAGGCTGCCCATCCGGCCGACAGGCTCCTCGCGCCGGTCACCACCGCCATTCGGGTGGGGCAACCCATTGGCCGGCCGGTTCAGGCGGTCGCTCCAGCGGGCCGCGTCCTGATCGGCCTTGTCGGCCGCGGCAACGGCGTCCAGCCGCTCACCGATGACGTTGACCTCGCCGTGCAGCTCCCGAACGGTCTCCAGGTCGGCCTTGTCAGTGATGTTGGCCAGCTGGCCGTTGTTGCGCGCCCGGATCTCATCCACGCGCCCCAGGCGGTTCCGCATCTCGGTCTCGCACTTTTCCTTGGTCCAGTTCTGGACGTCGTCCCTCTTCAAAGGCAACGCGTTCGCCTCCCTAAGCGATTCCGCGGAGCACGTTGGCCCAGCGGTGCAGGTCGTGTTCGATGTCATACACGTCGGTGGTGGTTGGCTCCGGTTCAGGCTGGGGAACGGCCTGCGCCAGGACGCGGTCTGCGGCGTCCCGGATGCGCTCCCAGCGCTGGAGGTCGACTTGCGTCAGGGTCTTGCCGGCCTTCGCCCGTACGGCGATGCGGTCCAGGCTCCGGCGCTCGTACTCCGCGAGCGCCTGCATGGCCGCCTCAGCCTGCTGAGTATAGGGATCGGGCCGCGACTGCGCGCGGCCGAAACTCTCGTCGGCAGGGGCGTTGGTGAACCGGTCCAGGTGCACCGCCTGGCCGTTGACCAGGAGCACCCTGGGGGCCACCAGCGAGGCGGCGATTTGCTGGGACTCCTCGATCTCGTCGGCGAAGCCCATCTCGACCGCATCGGCCGCCGTCATCCAGGTCTCGGCGTCCAGGAGGGCGATCAGCTCGTCGTGGTCCATGCCGGTCTTTTCCTGGTACGCGGCCACGATGGATTCCCGGACCTGGTCGAGCGTGTCGGCCATCTTGCGGTGCTCGGCCGCGTCCCCAACGGTCTTACGCATGGGGTTATGCACCATCATCATGGCGTTCCGCGGCATGCGGACCACGTTGCCGGCCATGGCGATGACGCTGGCGATGCTGGCGGCCAGCCCGTCCACCGTCACGATTACGTTGGCTGGGTGGCGCTTCAGCATGGAGTGGACGGCCTGGCCAGCGAACACGTCGCCGCCTTCGCTGTTGATGAACACCCGCAGCTCCGAGATGTCGCCCAGGGCGTCCAGGTCCGCCTTGAACTGCTTGGGCGAGATCTCGTCAAACAGCCAGCTCAGTCCATCATCAGGGCCGATCAGCCCGTAAAGAAAGAGCTCGCCCACGCCGGGCGAGCCTGCCTGATTGCGGAACTCCCAAAATTTCCGGCGTGGCACGCTGACCCCTCCTATTCGCCGTTGTTGCCGCCGCCGCCGGGCGGCTCAAAGCGCACCGGACCGGGCGGAACCGTGATCAGGTTGTTGGGCCGCAGGTAGATTTCGTGCTCCGGCAGGACCGGGAATCCCAGCGCCCGCCGGCCCTCAGAGATGCGGATCAGGCCGCTTGTCGTCAGCCGCTCGATGCGCTCCGTCCGCTTGAGTTCGTCTTCCTGGAGCACCCGGACTCGGGATAGGTCGAAGGTGAATCGCCAGTTGGGGTCCACGGCCGTGCCGTCCGGCTTCCTGGGCCCGGGCTTGAAGTCCGGCAGCAGTTGGTGCGTCAGCTCGCTGGCAATCTCCCGCCACAGGGGCACGATGGTGGTCTCGACGTCGTGCTCCCGGTACTCTCGCAGCGTGGCGCCCACCTTCGTCTGGGCCAAGCCGGTGCCGAGGCCCACGACGGCGGCGCTCACACCCAGGTTGGCGGCGATGCGCTCCTCCGGAATGCCGCGCAGGGCCCGTAGCTGCATCTGCTCTGGCGAGAAGCCAAACTGGTGAACCTTAGCGGCGCCGCCGAGTACCATCGGCTCTCCCGTGCGGTCCCCGCCGAACTTCTCCTTGTACTTCTCCTTGATCTCGTCCGCCTGTTGCGGATTGATAGTGGCGTCGTTTTCCGGGCTGATGATCACGCCCGGGACGCCGACGTTGCGCAAAAGCGAGGCGGTCATGTTGGCTGCCTCGTCATCGCTGAAGACTTCCCGGAACAGCGTCTTGAGGGGCCCCAGGCCCCGGCGGGGGTTGTCAGGATCGATGCCATAGCGGAAGTGGATCACGTCCTGCGGGCGCAAGGGCTTCTTCTCGCCATTAACGGTGTACTCGTAATGGCTGATGAACACGGTCGGGTCCCGGTCATCCCCCTTCGGCTCCACCAGGTGGGCTGGCAGCCACCAAAGTTCTATGGGGGTGTCAAAGCTGTTCCTGACCTTGAACCAGTAGGCATCGCCGCCTCCGCCGTTGCCGACGTCGAGATCGAACAGGGTCGCTTTGGCCAGCGCCGACCAACTGTAGAACCGGTTGGGGCGTTCCAGAAGGTCCAGCACACGATCCCGGTGCCGTGGGGCCCATTCCTCCCGGTCCGGGAGCCACTCCTCCAGCATCAGGCTGGCGTCGGTGAACACCCTGGTTTTGTAGCTCACGCAGGCCGTGACGATGTTGTTGCGGTCGAGTTTTACAAGTTTGGCGTAATTAATCGCGGTGCGGTTCAGGAGGAACACAAGGCTCGTGGCCCTGCCGATTCCATGCAGCATCGTGCGGGCGAACTGCGCAAAAAAGCGACCCGCTCCACGGGCCACCCCGCCGATTCGATTGAGCAATCGCCCACCTCCTACACTGCGCCGAATTGCCACTGCCGCTGATCGAGTACGCCGGCGGCGATCGCGTCTGTCCTGGCCTCCCAGCTGAGCACAGCCGCCATGGCCAGGTCGATCTTGTGGGGGCTGTCAGGCCGCTCCTTGCGGATCAGCCACAGCGGCTGCCCCTGCTCGTCCAGTTGCGGCAGGTCATGCCGGTGGGAGTTGCCGATGTGTCGTTCGAGGGCAGGGTTTCCGTCGTGCGAGAGAGCCCCCGTTTTCATGGCTTCGCTGAGTCCCTGTAGGGCGTAGGTCATGGGCTTCCGGCGGTTGGTCCACCACTCGATGACGCGGTCCTCGCCATACCGGCCGGCCCAGGCGGCCACCCAGGACTGCCAGTACGGCGGGTCGGCGTACATGCGCCAGACGTTCCAGCGCTGGAATGCAGCGGTAACGGCGTCGTCGACCTCCTGCTCCGGCACCTGCCAGCGATCCTCGTGACCGTAGGGGCATTCCCACACGCCGAGCACCCACTGGTATCCGGTGCGCACGTGGGTGGCCACCAGGCCCGTTGAGTCCCGGAACTGGGAGCCGTCGAAACCAAGGGTGATGAGGTCCCCGTCCCGGACCGGACTTTCTGCGGCTTTCAGTTCGCGCCACCTGCTAACGTCGAGCGCCCTCGCCGAGCTCTTGACCAACTGGTTGCACCACACCCGGCGCCAGTAGGCCCGGTCGGTTGTCGGATCCCGCCAGCGTTCGACGATGCTGTCGATGTCCCGCCAGGCAGTTGCGGGGCCGCTGGCCTCTATGACCGCCGCCCGGGCGCCTTCCTCGGTGTTGAGGTCCAAATCCTCGCAGGCCTGGCGGTGGAAGAAAAAGAGCCGGCTATCCTTCGCCCGGCCCTCGGCAATAGCCCTGGCATATTCCATGGTGTCCTCAGCCACCGAGCCGGCGCCCGGTTCCGGCGCCGTGGTGACCTCCAGCGCCCAGGCGTCCGCCAGGCGGCGCTTGGGCAGGTTGGCCATCATGGTCTGGTGGGCTTGTTTCAACCTCGGCAGCGTCCACCAGTGCGTTTCGTCGGCAACCTGGAATGTGGTGCGGGCACCGTCACGGGCGCTGGGGGCTGCAGACAGTGAAGCGACCTTACCATCACCACCGCGGCGCATGATGCGGTCCAAACCGATGTCGAAATCACCCGCGATCGGGCTTTCCTCCAGGATGGCCTTGAGGGCACCATAGCAGAGTTCGTCGCTTTGTTCCTCGGTGTAGGCCACCAGGGGGATGTATGGGTCGGTGACAGCCCCCCCCAAGGGGTTGCCACGCTTGTCAAACCCATAGCAGCGAACTGGGGCGTCGTGGTGCAACTCGGCGGCCGCGATCCACGCGGCCAACTCAGTTTTGGCCAAGCCCTTGGCAAGCGAGATGCCGACGCGCTTGAACCGCCGCCTGCCAGCCTGCGGGTGCCCCTTCGGATATACCTCATACATCCGCCAGATCAGGGCCCGTTTTTCATCGTCCAAGCGGGCGGGCTGGCCGCGCAGGTCACCCGGGCCGAAGACCAGGTTCTCCTCGATCCAGTCGCAGACTAAGGGCCCCAGTGTCGGCCAGGGCTTTTCGTCAACAGGGACCATCAGAACGCTCATCTAACCACCCCGAGGTGCCGGCGGGGATCGCGGGTGCGCTGCGAGTTGGACGCCGAGCGAACTGACTGCCGCTCGGGATCCGGTTCTTTCTCGATAACCCACTGCAGCCGCTGGCGGTCGACCGGAGACAGACCCCAGCGCGCTTCCTGCAGGCGGATCTCCGAGGCCAGCGAGAGATCGCCGTTGTAATAGGTGTCAACCAGGAGCGCCAGGCGGCCGAGGCCGTCGATGTCCGTTTCAAGGTACTGGCTGGCCATGGGCGAGGTCCAGACACGCTTCCACCACTTACGGGTTAGCGGGTGCCAGACGTGCTTCTCGGTGTTCTCCGGGTTGTCAGGGTCTACCACCTTCAGAGTCGGTAACGGCGGAACCTTTCGGTCGATCGTCGCCGGCAGCGTCGCGGCGCCCGGCTTTTTGTTGCGCCGCTGGCGGAGTTCGGGCGGTTTTGGCGCCGGTCCGCGTCCGGCCATAGTCGATCCCCCAGACTCGTACAACATTTTTTCAGCC